GGAACGCGCACTTCCCCCAGTGGCAAACAGAAAGTCACATTGACTAAGTCAGAAGTAGAAACTGCCAACAAGCTTGGCGTATCTCTACAAGAATATGCGCGACACAAAATACGCCGTGATGAGTCGGCGAGATAAGGAGTAGATGAATGACACAGGCTACTAAGACAACCCGTAAAACGCGAAGCTCGGGTAATCGCAAGAAAACATGGACACCACCAAGCAAGTTGGATACTCCAGCTGCACCAGATGGTGTACATTATAGATGGGTTCGACATGAACTCCTGAATGAAGATCAATCAGGAAATGTACATGAAAGAGCTCGTCAAGGATACGAACCAGTAAAACCCGATGAACTTGGCGGGAACTGGCAATCGGATGTTTTAGACACAGGAAAGCATGCGGGTGTAGTTAGAAGTGGTGACTTAATTCTTATGAAGGTTGATCAAGAGATCGCTGACGAAAGAAATGAGTACTATGATAACAAGACCAGAATGCAAGAAAGAGCGGTCAACTCTGAATTGCAAAGCAACAATAGCGCTGCTGCACCTATCAGCCAAGACGGATCTTCCTCAGTCACACGAGGCGGAGGAAATAAAACTGCAAAGTTTGACGACTGATAGTAATATTGGTCAGAACTTTGTTTAACTATACTATGGAGGTATAAACATGGCATATGGCCTAAAACCAAAGAAGCACGCTAAAGGTGGTTTAATTAGAACCAATAACTTTAGTGGCCCAAATGGTTACAGAATAGCCGCTACCGCACCATCAGCATTCTTCGAAGGCGATCTCGTGACTTTTTCAGCTGGAAATATCGTAACTGATATGGCCGCTGCAAGTCCAGGAGCAGTCGTAGGAGTGTTTTATGGCGCAGAGTATGTGGACAATGCATCTGGCGAAGTAAAATTTGTTAGATCAATTCCAACAGGAACTGTAGCTAAAGAAAAATACAAAGTGTATGTATACGATGATCCAGATATCATTTTTGAAATGGAAGCTGATCAAGCTGCAACTGCATTAACAATTGCAGATGTGGGTAAAAATCTACAAATCGTAGCAGGACCAACAGGTTCTACAATTACACACAAATCAGGGTTAACCGCTGACTCAAGTACAAAAACAACAACAAACACTTTCCCATTAACTTTTTTGGGTAGTGCAGAGTTGGATGATGCGTACACAGCAGCAGGAACTACAATGGACATAATGGTGAAAATTAATACTCATCAATTTGGACTAGGCGCTACTGGCGTAACAGGTATATAGGAGGATAATAAATGGCTATATCAAGAGCACAAATCCTTAAAGAACTGGAGCCAGGTCTTAATGCTATTTTCGGAACTGAATATAACAGATACGAGAATGAGCATGCCGTCTTGTTCGATGAGGAAACATCAAATAGAGCCTTTGAGGAAGAAGTACTTTTCCCAGGGTTCGGTAATGCAAACGAAAAATTCGAAGGCGCAGCAGTTGAATACGCTGAGTCAGGCGAAGGTTATGTATCAAGATATACACATAACACAGTAGCATTAGCCTTTTCACTAACAGAAGAAGCAATGGAAGATAATCTTTATGATAAGCTTTCAACTAGACTAACTAAAGCATTAGCTAGATCTATGGCTTCTACTAAGCAGCTAACAGCAGCTAACGTTTACAACAATGCGTTTAACGCAGCTGTTGCAGGTGGTGACGGTCAATCATTAGTATCTAATGCACACCCACTACAAAACGGTAGCACAGGTTCTAACAGACCTGCTACTTATGCTGACTTATCTGAGACATCTTTAGAAACAGCTTTGATTGACATCGCTGGATTCACAGATGACAAGGGTATCCCAGTAGCACTTCAAGGTAAGTCTCTACACATTCCAAGACAATTGGTATTTGTAGCAGAAAGACTTATGAAGTCACAGGGTCGTCCAGGTACAGCTGATAATGATATCAATGCTATCAACAACATGGGTATGATTCCTAATGGTTACTACACTAACCACAGGTTCTCAGATCCAGATGCATGGTTCATTAGAACTGACTGTCCTAATGGTTCAAAAATGTTCAACAGAGCAGGAATGTCAACCAAGATGGAAGGCGATTTTGAAACTGGTAACGTAAGATACAAAGCAAGAGAAAGATACAGCTTCGGTTGGTCTGACTGGCGTGGCGTTTACGGTAACTCAGGAGCATAATAACTCAAACTTCGAGTTGGGGGTAATGTAAAAGTGCCCCCTTCTCAAACTTTAATTAACATTGACTAGCATAGCTAGATTACAAAGGAGTAAACAATGGCAAGAACGACATTTAGCGGACCACTTAGAGTAGGTAACGCACAAAAAACAAAGAACCCTGAATTTGCAGGAGCAACAGCTCTTGTAGCATGGGGATATATTCCAGATCCAACAGCGGCTGCAACAACAGAAGTTCAAAAATGGATATTTGGATCAGAAAGAACAGGTAAATTAATTTTACCACCAAACTCAGTTGTATATCGTCTAGAAGTAGATGGATCTGCAACAGGTGGAACTAACCCTACATTTAATTTAGGTTTTAAAAACGCAAATGATTCTACTGAATTTGACGTAGATGGTTTAGTAGTTAATGGTGATGCTGATGGTGATGGTATTATTAAATTTGGAGATGCTACAGCAGGAAATGACTTAGCTACAATCTTACCAGCTAATGGAACTACAGCTAGTAATGATCCAATTATTATTACTGGTGGAGTAGGTAACTCTGCACCAACAGGCGGTAATGTTGCTTTTAGACTTTACTATTTTGTTTGGGACTTTACAAACGGTACTGACGGAAGTCAGAAGTAATTAAAATAATCAAGGGGAGTCTTTTAGATTCCCCTTACACAAGGAGGTTTATATGTCATCAAGTGACGTAAAGTTTAGTACCAGAACTTCAGACGGAAGATTTGGTAAAGACCCACAGGCTACAGATAATTTTCTGGGCAGAGTAAGGGTTCAATATATTCAAGGAGCAGGCGTTGGAAGCTCAACTGTAAAGCTGTATGATGGAACAGATGCTAATGGTATTCTAAGATATCAAGCAGGTTTCGGTACAGAAGGCTTAGATGTCTATGTTCCTAATGATGGTTTAGTTTTTGAAACTGGTGTGTTTATAGATTTAACAAACACTACTTCAGTAACTATTGCTTATAATTAATCTTTAACAGGTAAATTATGGCAACATCTGGTACACATACATTTAGTTTAGATACAGCTGAGATCATACAAGAAGCCTATGAGCGTGTAGGTTTTGATGTTAAGTCTGGTTATGATCTAGTAACAGCTAGGCGTTCTCTTAATTTAATATTAACAAAGTGGGTTAATGAAGGCGTAAATTTATTTACTATTACCTCTCATATAATTAATCTAACTAAAGATAGTACTACTACAACTGTAGCTGCTGGACAATTTTTAGATATCCTAGATGCATCTGTAAGAGATACAAACAGCAATCCAGTTTCTGATGTTAACTGTGAGAGAATTAGTTTATCAGAATATTTAAATTACCCAACCAAGACGACTAAAGGAAAACCTGTGCAATTTGCTGTGGAAAGAAACAGCCAATTTAAAGCAGCAGGTAGTAATACACACACCATATATTTATGGCCTGTTCCCGATCAAACTTATTATCAGTTAAATACTTGGGCGATAAGATATCCTCAAGACGTAACTGACGCGTATACCGAAAATCCTGACATACCTAGAAGATACTTACCTGCATTGATTAGTGCATTAGCAGTTGAACTTGCTAATAAAAATCCCGCTAAAGTAGATGGGGCACGAAGAGCAGAATTAAAAGCTATGTATGAACAAGAATGGCAATACGCAAAAGAAGAAGATAGAGAAAGAGCAAGCTTTTATATACGACCTAAGATTCGCGGATACTAAGAACGATGGCAAGAAGAGCTTCAGGTAAATATGCATATCTGATAGATGATCGTTCTGGCAGGAAGATACGATACAAAGATGCGAGGACAGAGTGGAGTGGGCTCCGAGTACATAAAAAAGACTGGGAGCCTAAACAAAGTTTATTAGACCCACCTAACCTAGGGCCCGAAGCCACTTCATTAGCAAACCCAAGACCAGATAATGACATAGACAGAACCACTGTAAAACTTGGTACTCTGTTTGGGAGGGGCACGCCACCAACACAAGCAGCCTTCGGTAATCTAATTTTAGGTGCGCAAGAAGATACTTCAGGTCTTGCACTGGCAACAGGTATAGGGCAGTTAGAACTTGCTACTGGTGTAACCTTAGCAGGTATTGCTATAGCTAGTGCCAAAGGTACTTTAACAATTGCTACTGAAGAAAACGCAGACGGCTTAGAATTAACTTCAGAACATGGTGCACTAAGCTTTGGAGCACAAGAAAATTTAGCAGGAATAAATCTTACATCTGCAAAAGGGGATGTTACTAAGTCAGCTTCTTCTAACTTTACCGCAACTGGAATTCCCCTAGCTTCAGCTCACGGTACAAATGGATTAGTTATTGATCTAACAGAAATTCCTCCAGGAATACTATTAGAATCTGGTAGAGGTGATGTATCATTTCAAGCTAGTTCTAATTTAGTTATGACTGGAATAGCAACGGCAAGTGCTAAAGGTGATATAGTTATTAATACACAAAATGACGTTACAGGGTTGCAACTTACATCCGCACGTGGTACAATATCTATCAGTATTGACAACACAGGTTGGGGTGCTCAGTCATGGGGTCAGAATGTTTGGGGAACATAATTAATGGGATTAACATACGTACAACTTAAACAAGGTATTCAGGATTTTTTAGAAAATGCTGCTACAGATTTTACTTCAGCAACAGGTTCAGGAGTAGCTCCTATTGATGTATGTATACAGTTAGCTGAATTAAGGATAGCTAAAGAAGTAGACCTTACTGCATTTAGAAAAGTCGGTACATTCGCAGTAAGTCAATATTCTCCTACAGCAGTCGTTCCAGAAGATTTAATAATTCCTAGATATTTAAGAGTACAGAACGGTGACTTTTTATTGGAGAAAGATGAAACATTTCTAAAAGAATTTACAAAGAATACTAGCACACAATCATTAGCAGGAGTAATAAGATTCTATGCTCTAAGTCAAACTGGTGCTACATACACAGCTACTAACAGACAAACAAATTTCTTGTTCGGACCTATACCAGCCCTTGCAACTACAGTTGAAATAGGGTATACTATGAGAGTTCCAGGCTTATCATCAAGTACGGCTAATACGTATCTTGGAGACAAAGCACCAGACGCTATACTATATGGATCATTGATTGAGGCAGTAGCTTATATGAAAGAGACACCACAAACAATCGAACTATGGCAAAACTATTACAATAGAGCCATACAAACTTTAGCGAATGAAGAACAAGTAAGAATGCGAAACGATGAATTTCGCAATGGTGAACTAACAACGATGCAGAGAGGACAATAAAGCATGGCTATTACATCAGCAATATGTAACAGCTTTAAAGTAGAGATCTTAACGGGTACACATAACTTCACAGCAAGTTCTGGTAACTCTTTTAAGATTGCTCTAATTAAAGCAAACTCCGCACAATCTGGTACATACAATAAAGCAACTACTAATTACACAAACGTAACTGGCAACAGTGACGAACTTGCAAACGGGAATGGATATTCTACAGGAGGAAATACTTTAGTAAGTGCTACCCCTGTATTAAGTACAGATACAGCTGTTTGCGATTTTGCTCAAACAACTTGGAGTAGTGCTACTTTTACAACCAGAGGGTGCATAATATATAACTCATCAGCTTCTAATAAAGCTGTAATGGTTTTAGATTTTGGTGCAGACTATTCAGTTTCTAACGGAACATTTGCAATAGACTTTCCAACACCTAACGCAAGTAACGCAATTATAAGGATTAGTTAATGTCATCTACTTGGAGTGGCGGCGGATTAAATTTACGTTTATTAACCACAGGTGAAAACGATGGAACCTGGGGTGATCAAACGAATGATAATTTAAAACGTCTTGAAAATAAAATAACAGGACGAGCAGCCGTAACGCTATCAGGTACAACACATACATTAACATTTACTGCTAACCCCACATCTTACGCTGACGAAGATGGAAGAAATCTTGTTCTCGACTTCGGTGGATCACCAAGTGGTACTAACACAGTAACTATCCCCGCGAAAGAAACTACTTATGTAGTTTTAAATAATACTGCAAATAGTAATTCTATTGTATTTACTACAGGAGGTGGTACAACATTTACACTTCCAGCAGGTAGAGACGCAATAATTTATTCAGACGGTACTAATGTTCTTAATGCATTAGATAACCTGCAAGTAAGTACAGTTAATGGAGTAGACCCATCTACTTCTGCTACTGCTGGATTTGCTATAGCTATGGCTGTAGCGCTTTAAGGAGAATATAGATGGCACAAAATTTTAGAAATCAAGTAGCTAGAAACACAGGCACAAGTGCTGTAGACATTTTATCACAAGCTAATAGTTATGATACAGTCATTGGTATTAGATGCACTAACGTAGCAACAACTGCAATTAATGTAGATGTATACATTGTTAGATCATCAACCAATTACTTCCTTATCAAGTCAGCACCCATAAGTGTTGGCGGCTCACTAGAGCTAATTGATGGAGGAGCTAAAATTGTTTTAGCTTCAGGTGATAAAATCGCAGCAGTATCTAACACAGCAAATTCATTAGATACAGTAGTTTCATTCATAGACACAATTAGTACATAGGAGTAATACTTGGGATATATCGGAAATACACCTGCTGAAAAATTTCAGACGCTAGATAAACAATCTTTTAGTGTATCAGCCACTACAGGCTATACGCTTTCTAATGCTGTCACAAGTCCACAAGACATCGCTCTTTTCATAAACAACGTCCGTCAAAATCCAAACAGTTCATATTCCGTAAGTGG